ACATAACCCGGCAGCAACATCCAGGAAGACCTGTCTGATGCTCCTTCTGGCTGCTGCCTCATAAAACTCCAGCGCGGCACCTTCAACACGGTCCAGCGAGATGTCCAGGTCTAAAATTTCACCGTCAAAGCGTTTTTTGTCCCGTAACGCTAAAGTTACCGTAACTGTATTCTCAAAATTGCGGATCCCTTTCACAATCAGTTCATAGTTTTGAGTCATTGAATTACTCTCCCCGTGCCGCCTTACGACGGTCCTCTCTGATTTTGAAATACAGGTTAGTCAGATATGTCAGCAGCCCAAACAGCAGACTTCCCAGCACGCCTATTGCCGCCCACTGAGACGGGGAAACCCTGTCCAGCAACTGCAGGAACCAGTAGCCCGTTCCCACCGCTGACGTGGTGTATGACACACCTGTTGTGATTTTTTCCATCTGGTCCATACCCCGTCTCCCGTTATCCGGAAGCTGACAACAATAAAAAAGCCACCAGTTAACTACTGATGGCTCTGATAACTCATGCAAGCGTCTCAGACGACCCACTGACACTACCGGTGAGTTTAACGATACCTTCCATTTGACTGGCTCACTTTTTATGATGATGCCGGTGCATTTATCTCCAGCGCCAGACTTTCTATCTCAACGCCATACGTTGCATTTTTGGTAATATCCGTCAGCGTCAGTGCATTTAGTCCCACTGCCAGACTGTCTTTTATGGCCTGGAATGCCGGGCCAGTACGATGACGTAGTATCACTCCGGCTCAGTTGCACCACTGACCACCACATCACCTTCTGCTGCAATCGCCTGCATCAGGGTATAAGGGGTTATGGCCACCGGACTACCAAACGGCTGCCAGCCCTCTTTCAGTTTATGTGTCAGCTTTTCCGCAAGATCTGACGGCGGCGCCGCCCTGACAACATCATAGTGTTTAAATGCCATGGTTCTTTCCACTATCTGAAAAATAATTCTTTAAAATACCTGACATGTAATACAGAAAAAACACAAAACTATACCTTAAATAAAAACCTGATTATCAAGCAGATATGCATGGATAAACTACAAGACGAGATATAAACCACCCTGCATTTAAATAAACAATAAACAACATCAGAAAAATAATTCTGCTCTATGGTTTACATTCAAAAATATCATTTATACTTTTCAGGACATCACCAGCAAGGCATAAACAAGGAAACCAAATGAAGTGGATTGTGATTGATACAGTTATCCAGCCATCATGCGGAATATCTTTTTCAGTCATATGGAGTAAAATAAAATTAATAATCTGGTATCAATCGGATGCTTTCTTACCTCCTGAAAGTATATTTACACTGACTCACACAGGCATCATGCTCAATAACAAAGTGCTACCTGTAACCATTTACAACGTAGTACCATTCAATAAAACATTCTGGAATTTAATCAAAAACAGCCAGGAATGCCCTACAAATACAGATAACGTATTGAATGAATGCTTTAATAACCGTTGCACTCTGCAAATATGTCCTTATGGACTAAAACAACAAAGTCCATAAGGAGTTTACTCACATCTGACAAAATCAATATAAACAGCCCCTCCGGAGAGGGGCTGGAGAGTGGCGCTATGTGCCATTGCATGGTGCCGGGTGCCTCCCGGTGAATTCAGTACCAGCACCTGAATCCGCGATTATCCCATATACCTACTCGCTGATTGCCCCTCCGCACAGGGGGATTCACCATGCCAGTTTCTTTTAACAAACTCCCCGCAAACCAGACAACAGTCAACCGCCTGAATTGTGAAGTATTTAAAAATTTCTCCCGCTAACTGATACCCGGCTAACAGTCTGGCGTTTTCTTTTTCAGCAACGGAAAAGCAACAACCACCACACCTGCCACCAGCACACCGTCAGCCAGCACTGACATTATCCGGCTGCTGCAATGCCATTCACAAAAACAGTAAGCAATCACTTTTTACCGTAACAGGTGATAATCCAGATATGTATCTACCCCAGATGAGTAATCCGAAGTTCATCCATACCACAGGTCCTGGCTATTCTGTTGTACTCCTGAACAAGAGCAAATAATTCTGAATTAGCAACCATGAACTCATCGCTAACCCTCTGTATAGCATCACTATTCAGAATAATAACGTCTCTTCCCGAAAGACGATCAGGAGTACAAAACAAAACTGTCAAACGGCTGAAGGCCTTTGCTCGTGCTGCATTGACTATATCAATACGCTGCCTAAGGATGAAACACCCCGACGCCTCATCAATATTCACTCTACCCACACCATATGAATGATAAATATTTAATGCTGAAAAAACCATTAGACCGTATAACAAACACTCAATCAATACTTAACAGAACTTTTATTTTTGACAAACATATAATATTTTCAACAATATCCTGAGCCAGGTATATTCCAGTATAAGGCTCTGCCGGAAGGAATCTGGAAGAATGAATATGGCGCGTTGTACTGGATTCGAACCACTGACCGATTGCTTAGAAGGCAATTGCTCTGTCCTGCTGAGCTAACAACGCAGAATACCGATAATGGACCACCATCGGGGACCCGAACTCCGCGCAACCAGCTTCGAAAGCTGGCGCTCTTTCCTGATGAGCTAATGGCGGTATGTGATGGTGGCCCTTGCTGGATTTGAACCAGCGACCTGGCGATTATGAGTCGCTCGCTCTCACCACTGAGCTAAAGGGCCGGGAGCAGAATAATAACGGTCCGTAATTAATTCCGCAATAAAAAACCCGCTCGGCGGCGGGTTGTAGAAACTCTTCTAACGTCAGGCATAAAAAGCCCATCGTTATGACGAATTTACCACAGATTCCGGAAAAATCAACCTTGTTACCTAGTTACCTTTTTTAACTGCCGCTCAGCCCATGCTTCTTCAATATCAAACCGGGTCACCAGCGCATCATAGAATTTCTTAACTGTTTTTTCCCATGACGCGCGTGTTATCTGGTTTGTCACCTCGCATATAGCATTAAATACCTCCGTTGATGGTAGTCTTTCATAGCCACGACCACCACAACGCTGGCAGTCTCTGATAACAGGCATACCACGTTTTACCGACTCTTCACGGTGAATGGCGACACCACGCCCACGGCAATCCTTACAGGCGGTGGAAACCTCACCCTTTCCGCCACACTCCGGACAGGCAACTTTTACCACCTCCCTGACTTTTTTCCATTCTTCCCAGTAAGACGGATACACACCTTTCGTACACTTTGCCCATACCGGCGGCTTACCATCCGGATACTGGACCTTGTTTGTAAAAACTACGCTTTCAATAAATTTTTCCCCATAGCAACAAGGGCACTGCTTTTTACTCGCTGCGCTGCGGGCATAATCCTCAAAAGCGTACGAAGCCATAATGCGCATCACTACCGGTTTTATTTCTGCCGGAAGTTTTCTCAACGCCGCCACACGATCGCACCGACTGAGTGCATAATCTGCCAGTAATTCTGTTGCCCGCGCCCTGTCATTCATACTGATGCCCATTTTCCCCAGGAACGCAGAAAAACCCATCTCAGCCCGATTCTGTGTCATGCCCTGCGCGGCCATCACATCAGTGATACTCAGCGCATCTTTTGACGTTGAGGCCGATGCATCGGTCAGGCCAGGGGATTTTGGGGAGTAGTATTTCGGTAAATCTTCCAGTTTCATTTTTTGACCTGCTCTTAATGCATTATGGGGTAAATCTTCACCCCCAGACGTCCACCAGATACTGGCTGACCACGAACGATATTGATTTCATCAAACTGCTCATCGTCCATTAACACTCCCGCATGCGTCAGCGCATCCAGCGGTGCTTTCAGGATATTGTCCAGGTCGCGACGACGCTTATCCGGTGGCTCTGCAATCACCTTTATCGCCAGCCTTCCGGACAGGCTTAATTTCAGCTGCTGCTGGCGAACAATAAGCGCCACAGCCCGGCGATAACGCTTTCCCTCCTCCGAGATAAAATATGTGCTGCCACGGCGTCGCCAGTAAGTGTTCACCGTCGGCGGGTAAGGTAAAACCAAATCTATGAGCATCAGTCACCTCTTTTACCCAAGCACGCCAGTTGCAAAGGCGTGATCAAGAAAACGAAAAATTAAATCAACCTGAGAACCATGCTTTTCTTCGAACGCCAGCGGATCCGCATGAAGCTCGTTGTGATGCTCCCGACACAGCGGTAGCGTGAAAATATCGTGAGATTTTGTCCCCATTCCGCCCTGACCATGACCAATCAGGTGATGGGGATCGTCGGCTGGCTTACCACAACACGCACACGGCTGTGTCTTCACCCAGCGTGTGTATTTCTCGTTAACCCAGCGGCGACGTTTAGGTCGTTTCATGAAAGATTCCGGAGACTCAGGATCAACGGCAATGCTGACCACCGTCTTTTCCTGTGGTGGGTTCTGTTGCTGGTGGGCGTGAAGCAGCGGCGTAAGATTTTTTGTGCGCTGTTTCAGTATGCTGGTGGCGGTCTGCTCTCCCGGTACGATGTCGCTTTCACGGTACATTGAGCGGATTTTTTCCGCACGCAACCCCAGCGAACGACGTAATACCGCTTCCGGTAGCGCGTCCGCCACCTGATTGCGGACCGCCCACCAGGATAATTCAGCCAGAGATAATTCACGCTCCTGCGTACCGCTTATTGCGTGACCGATGACGTCAATCATCCATGCTGACAGGTTTTGATGAGCAAGTTGCTCGAGTGATTCGGATGTCTGGTCACGCAGCTGGTTGTCGCAGTGCCAGCACAACACCATTGCGCCGGTACCATAACGGTGAATGACGGTTTCGCTGTGATGATAATCGCCGTGTGGCCACTGGCAGGATTTAATATGGCGCAACAGCCAGTCAGACAATGCACCAGCACCACCAGCAGCACGAATCACCCGTGCGTTACTGAAAAACGGCAGCAATGTTTTGTCTTCCACCAGCGGCTGGCGAGCGGCAGGAACGACCCCGGACGGCAGATTACGCATGCTTTTCGGTTCCGGCTCCACCAGTAACCGGGTATTGTGGAATACCGGCATGGATTCACGGCCCGGCTTAACGATCACCAGCCCGAGTTCCGGTACCAGAACAGGTCGAAGTAATACCCGCACGTTACCTCCAGATGCGTTGCTGGAATGTGCGGGACGGACGCGGTGGGCGTTCGGAGTAAGGCAATCTGACTGAGATTATCCAGTGACGGTAGTCGAGGCTAAGGGCTTTTTTAACCTCGTATCCGCGCCTGCGGTAACACTGAATTATCCATTCAGCCTGCTCTTCAGTGCATGGTGGATGCTGGAACCAGTCCGATTTGAATGCATGAAAACGCCGTCCGCACCTGCTGGCAAAGACGGCAGAATCATCAGAATTGTGTAATTTGGTATCGTGCGCCATCGGTTGTCTCTGCTGGCGCAGCAGGTGCCAGTTGTTCAGGCTGGCGTATAAAGTATAAATAAACTGGTTCCAGTGTAAAGCCCCTACATTAATGGAATAAAAGTCAAACAACAGATTGTTGGGATAAACACAACGCTTATTATTAAAAGCGATTAGATAAATTAAATTTTAATGTTATGCAATTTTACCAGATCACCATAACATCTCGTTTGAAACCACCGAAACAACAACCATATCAATATTGATTATGTTAAAGTGAGTAAATATGGAAAACAACAAATCTGCACATTACGCTCCTTTTTTATCTGTGATACTTTTTGTTTTATGCTGTGTGTGGGCATTATTTTTATAAAAATATTTACAGATAAAATAAACCCGCCGAAGCGGGTTAAGTGCGGGTGCATTGAGGATGCCTGACACATCAGAGGTGGCGAGGGATTTCTCCCCCGCCAGGTCTCTTACTCCTCAGGTTCGTAAGCTGTGAAGACAGCGACCTCCGTCTGGCCGGTTCGGATTCGTACCTCGCAGAGGTCTTTCCTCGTTACCAGTGCCGTCACTATGACGGTTAAACAGATGACGATCAGGGCGATTAACATCGCCTTTTGCTGCTTCATAGCCTGCTTCTCCTTGACCTTTCGGTCCGTAAGAGGCTAATCTCTATGTGTCGCATAGATATGGCCTCAGATTAATGTTAAGCGTCTTGCAGGACGCGTAATGTTAACTGGGGCTTTTCTCTATCTGCCTTTTGGTGTTCATGCCTGAGACAGATAGCCTCAAGCACCCGCAGTCATTCTACTTAACTAAGATTTCCCCGCAAACCGTTTTTGTCCGGCACAGTAAATATCCAACTAAACCAATGGAGTTCGCTGTATTTACCGCCAGTATTCAATGCACATGACCGCCATGAACACCCCTAAAAAAAGGGCATTTATATATCCAAATATTAATATCAAAACATCAACTTTTTCCATATACCTTGCTGTGAAGATGATGGGCATACATGATACGAACAACCAGAACGCAACAAACAAAAACTGCAATGCGTTTTTCATTATTCCTCCTACAATCAATGTGCAATTACATTTAAACACACCTCAATTTGGCCGGATATATAAATATCTAAACCAGAAAAAATCACTTACATAGCGTTACAAACTCTTTAGTCTAAATATTCATCGTAAAACATTCCCCATACTTATCAGCCCGTTCTGCGCCAGGTAGCTCATTGCCTTATCTGGGAATCTGTAATCAGGTTTCCGGATGCTGGTGGATTTTCGCGTTTTAGTTGTTCATAAAAGTGCACAGCTTTAACCAGTTCTTCTGATGTAACCGGGACTGGCGGGGCAGTGAATAAGGCCTGAATTTCATAGTTCGGCCTGTCGTTACAATCCTCTTTTTTCGGTACATATTTCCAGTCACCAGACCACTACTTCCCCTGAAAGTCCGTAACGCCTTTTTTTTCACGTAGCGATATCGCCATGCCACTGTTTTTGCTTGCCCCGCCGTTTCATGCCCTTCCTGATAATTAACCTCGCTCATTCATCGCCCCACTCATCACAATATGCTTCGACCGGAGTTTTTTCTGCTTCATAATCATCACGCCATGCTTCAGCATCAGCAGCACTGCCACCACGTAACTCTGCATAGTCCATTAACAGTTCATGCCATTCTTCAAAACTGACGTTGTATTTAGTTGAACCAAAATCAGCCATTTTGTTCTTCCTCTTCGTCTTTTATTTCGTGATATGAGTAATTGCAGTAGTTAAAGAAAATATCTTTTGCTTCGTCATGTATTTCATCAGGCGTCGCATCATCATCCACTTCGAATTCATCCTCGAAATCTCCACCGGCTATTCCCGTTTCAATAATTATTTTAAACTTTCGCATTTAACTACCGCCCTTTCGGGCGGCCTCCTGATATTCTGAGGGTGCAGAAATCCCTCCGGTTAAGGATTAAATTTTTAACAGAGCTAAATTTAATTATTCAGTTCTGGATTTTGTCGCCCTGCGTATCCGCGCTTTCGCGTTACGCTCAATCTGAATTAGCTTTTCTATATTTTTTCGCCTTTCCCGCTCCTCCTGACGCAAGAGCCTTACATCATCTGCCAGTCTGGTTTCTCTTTTCGCCACAGAGAGCATCCAGTCAAATGGCTCCACAACTGCACCGCAGATTTTACAGCGGACCTGACGCTCTTTTTCGTCAACCCGGACAGAGGCGTGATGACAATATGGTCTTTCCGATGGCTCATAAAGAAAATTAACCTGATTACGAGGGTCATCCTCTTTTACCGGAAATAAAACGATATTGCTTAACTCATCCTCTGGTTTTATTTCCATGCTCCTCTCCTTTGATGCGAATGCCAGCGGTAATTGAAGCCTGATAGCTAATTTCACTCACAGTACCGCCTCCTGAAAATTACCCTGATAGAAAGCCAGTACACGCTGCATAGCTTCACTCTTCCGGCACTCGCGACAGATTATGTTTAGGCGACTGTCGTAGCGACGTATTTCTCCGTCAGGTGATGACCAGATAAGGTCCGGATCAACCACAGCAGGTTTCTTCACCTTTGCCCTCGAGAGTTTTTTGCGGGCGTTTTGCCAGTCCTTACGCGCCTGTTCAGAGGGGAATAACCCGTAGCCGGAGTTGTATACATCGCCGCTGGCAACCAGCTCTCTTGCGAGAACGCTCATCAGATATCTTGTCGCACCTGTCTTGACTTCCAGTTGCCGTAACGTCTCACGCCCACTCTGGCGTACGAGTTCAACAACCTGCCCTTTAATTTTTTCTCGCTCTTCTTGTGTAAAAACTTTTGCCACAAGCCCTCCTGAAAATTACCTCATGACCAGAAATCAACACTTACCCCCTGAAGCCCGGCGGAATTTCGTTATCCGGTTCAGAAATATGATTCACACAACGCTGGTTGTTCGTGCCGCTTACCGGGAGCAACCAGGGGTTCTCAAAATTCCGGTCCGGTCCAAAAAACGTCGTCGCTCGCTGAACAAATTCCGTTCCCGTTTTCCCGGTAGCCGCCAAGTATCTTGCGTAACGCCTCACGCCATCCAGCATGGCCTCTGGCGGCACCCCCTCGCGTAATCTGGCCTTCCAGGCACTGAAAGCGGATTTCTTCGGGTTTGCCCCAGCACGCAACGGGTACTCCCGCCAGACCTGTTCGAACACATCCGGATAATCCACTCGTCCCACAGACTGCCCGGTGTTTTCCGGGACTACCCGATCGGCTTCCCGCTGAATGGCGGAATCGGCTTCAGGCTGCTGCAGTTGGTGTGATTGCTCCGCCCTTGCGGTCATCACCTGCTGCACAGCGCCCGAATCGGCTTTCAGCGCATACGCTGAATCGGCTTCCGGTGTCGTGCCTGCTGGCTGACCAAGATTGACGGTCTGAACATCCCCTGCCTGGTTCGTGGCGTTTTTTACGCCATGGACCATAGTGTTTTGATCTTCTTGATCTGTATCTGTATCTTTATCTGTCGTGACTCGTCGTGACATGTGCGTGACATTTCGTGACGCGCCGTGACAATCGCCATTTTGTTCCCGCTTTCTTTCCCTCTCTCGCTGCGCCCTCTTGCGCTCTGCAGGAGATTTTGCGGTTTGCGAAATATTGCCGTTGTCCTCTTTAAGCACCTGGCGTTTTTCCCATCCAGTGATTAAATCACCATCAAGTACCCGCCCCTGCATCGTCTGCAAAATTGAATCAATTACCTCTTCTGTCACGTCGAGCGCACTTGCCAAATCTTCTGTCGTGACATCAATGTGACCTCGCGTGACATTTCGTGACGCGCTCACCAGGAGGTGGATATACACTGCCATCACTGTTGCAATTGGCTGCCCTGACACCCTGGCAATTGTTCGCCACTTAGGGTCATTTGGCATGTCATGCCATAATCTGAGCCAGGCGTTAGCCATACTCACCTCTTTTGATACCGAATCTTTTTACTCACAAATTGCCGGAAGTGATCCGGTATGAATATTGCGAGTCAATGCACAGCCACAATATTTCCTGCAGGGCCACCACGATTCATCTGGTTGAAACCAGCGATCGCCACTGCGACAAAATCATCAGCGTCTCTCACCAGTCGTTCCCGCGTCTCCACTAGTTCCCGAAAATAGGCTGAGCTATGGCTGCGCATTCGGGCCACCAGCAGAGGTGGCATTGATTTTTCGATAGCTGGTAACAACGCCTGAATTTTTTCAACTGCATCAGGGGTGTCTTTCTCTACCCAGCGGAAAATTTTCTGGGTATTGCGAGCCAGGGCTTCCGGATGGCTGTCGTCATACAGTTCTGGGAACGTCATACCCAGTTCAAAATAAGCCCTGGTTATTTCAGCTGCCGGAACTTTTTCACCGTCCGGATGCGCCCAGGCATTCATCGCCATGCGGATGTGTTCATGCTTGATTTTCATGAATCAAGCTCCTAGAAAGTGGTTGTGTTAACATTTTGGTATCTTCCAGCTCGGGCCAAATATTCATCCAATCAAAAGGCCTTAGTTGCTGACGTGTAACTTCACCATTACTGGCTCGCTCAATAAGGACACATAACGATGCCCCTAACACTTGACCTTTACTCAATGCCTTTCTTAGATAACCGATGCTGGTACCACACTCGCATGCAAACATACGCTGTTCATCTGACGAAAGAGAATTGAGAAATATTCTTAATTCTTCCATAGCTACTCCTTAGTAAACACAGCAAAGAATACCCACAGGTAAACAAAAGTCAATACCCACAGGTTGTTTACCTTGCAGTAATCGCATCTATTATTTACCTATGGACAAATATGAATTTAGACGACAGCAACTCATCAAAATTCGTGATGAGAAATGCGATGGTAAAGCGGTTAACGTGGCCAGAAAGATCGGGCGCGAGCCTTCTTATGTATCAAGAATGTTGTACCCAGAGGGGAAAAAGGGAAAAAAACGGATCGCTGATGATATGGTGGAGATTATCGAAGAGTCCTTTGGGTTACCCCGGGGATGGATGGATGGTATCGTTTCATCATCAACGAACACAGCCTCCAGTTATGAAACAAGGGTTCTAACGCCACGACAACGTATTTTTTTAGATCTCTTAGACGAACTGCCAGAAAGTGAAGCGGATAACTTATTAAAAACTCTTGAAGAGAAAAAACAGTATTACAATATGATCTACGAAGAAATCCGTAAAAAGAAAGCACAAAACGCATCATAGCTCACCAAACAACTAGTCACCAGTTAAGACACCGCAAAAAGTTACCCATGGGTATTTACTTTTTAAATACCTATGGGTATCCTTCTTTTCATACCAACCCACCCCGCCCCACAGAATGCAGGGCAATACTTCGAGTTACCAGGCAGTGGTCAGGGGTTAAGTAGCCAGCCCGAGGCGTAAGAACATGACGGCAGGGTTCAACTTTAATAACTATGCAGCAGGTTTTTGTTCCGCTACCCCGGCGTTAAGGGGAAATGAGGTCAGCATGGATACTATCGATCTTGGCAACAACGAATCTCTGGTGTACGGCGTGTTTCCAAACCAGGACGGCACCTTCACCGCAATGACGTATACAAAAAGCAAAACGTTTAAAACCGAAAATGGTGCCCGTCGCTGGCTGGAAAGAAACTCAGGTGAGTGATATGGATTTTGACACAATCATGGAAAAGGCTTACGAAGAATACTTCGAAGGCCTTGCCGAAGGCGAAGAAGCTCACAGCTTCAACGAATTTAAACAGGCGCTTTCCAGTTCGGCAAAATCTAACGGCTGATAAGCGAAACAGCACCGCGAGGAATCAGTATGCAGAAACGAGAACCCGTCATCATCGCGCCAGACTATACCGATGATGAACTTTATGAGTGGATGCGCCAGAAAATTAATGCAGCGCAGGATCTGAAATGGGCTAATGAAGCCAGAGCTAAGCAGGCTGAAAATCTGTCCGCTCTGGAGCAGGATATCACCAGGCTGGAAAAAGCAGCGGCATTAAGCATTGCCAGAATGATTACATACCCGCGTTAATAGATAACCAACGAAGCTAAGGTTGGTAATTAAGGAGTTCTCCACGGGTGAGGTGGAGTGCGTGCGCCGGACACGGGTGAGCATCCGGCACTGACAGTTTACTGAAAGGATATTTCCCTGAAAAGTCAGACCATAACGCGAAAGCGCACGGCGAGGTAGCTGGTTCATAGATAGCCTGTCGTTAAATTTTCGTCGACCGTGCGCTTCCGGTTGTGGCAATCCGCGAAATGGCGCGGCGGTAAGTATGGCGGGGTTATTCCTTCCCCCGTTGAGGACACCGGGTTGTCAGGTTGACCATACGCTTAAGTGACAACCCCGCTGCAACGCCCTCTGTTATCAATTTTCTGGTGACGTTTGGCGGTATCAGTTTTACTCCGTGACTGCTCTGCCGCCCTTTTTAAAGTGAATTTTGTGATGCGGTGAATGCGGCTAAGCGCACGCGGAACAGTTAAAACCAAAAACAGTGTTATGGGTGGATTCTCTGTATCCGGCGTTAATTGTTAACTGGTTAACGTCACCTGGAGGCACCAGGCACCGCATCACAAAACTCATTGTTGAGGGCGCGATAATGAAAACGTTATTACCAAACGTTAATACGTCTGAAGGTTGTTTTGAAATTGGTGTCACTATCAGTAATCCTGTATTTACTGAAGAGGCCATTAACAAAAGAAAACACGAACGGGAGTTATTAAATAAAGTATGCATTGTTTCAATGCTGGCCCGTTTACGTCTGATGCCAAAAGGATGTGCACAATGAATCCAGTATTTGCACTTATTCTGACGGTTTTTCTTGTTTCCGGAGAGCCAGTTGATATTGCAGTCAGTGTTCACAGAACAATGCAGGAATGTATGGCAGCAGCAACCGAACAGAAAATTCCAGGCAACTGTTATCCGGTCGATAAAGTTATTCACCAGGATAATAACGAAATCCCGGCAGGATTTTAAAACAGCACCGTAATAAATATCCAGTTTCATTCTTATATGTCAGCAATGGCAGAGATTTGTTCACCCTTAAATCTGTGATGAGGTTTACCAATAATGAGCACTGATAAAGAAGAATTTGCACTATATTGCGAAGCAAAAAATGACAAAGTAAGAAAACGCCTAGGAATTAAAGGTGGTTTTTACTGGACTACAGCAAAAAAATTATCTGTTGCAATCTCCCGCTGCATTACCGCAATGGATGACAACGATTATGATGAAGACGACTTTAAAAAACCCGTCCGCGTCAATTTGCCCGTTGTTGACGACCTTCCGCCAGAAGGCGTGTTTGATACTGAATTCTGCAATCGCTATGAAAAAGGCGGGAAAGATGGCATCACAATGACATTTATCGGCCCTTCCCCCTCTGTTCAGGACAAACCAGCCAGCACTGACAATACCAACATCAACGGCGAAGCCATGACTGAGATTGAGGAGAGCATGCTTCTGCCTGTCTCCGGTCAGGAACTGCCCATTCGTTGGCTTGCTCAACACGGCAGCGAAAAACCAGTAACGCACGTTTCACGCGACGAACTCCAGGCATTACACATTGCACGGGCTGAAGAACTACCGGCTGTTACTGCCCTGGCTATTTCGCATAAAACCAGTCTGCTCGACTCGCTGGAGATTCGCGACCTCCACAAACTGGTTCGTGACACTGACAAAGTTTTCCCTAATCCTGGTAATTCAGACCTGGGACTAATAACTGCTTTTTTCGAAGCATACCTAGACGCTGACTACACTGATCGGGGTTTGCTGACAAAAGAGTGGATGAAAGGAAATCGTGTTTCACGCATCACCCGCACGGCTTCCGGTGCTAATGCTGGCGGTGGGAACAAAACCGATCGCAATCCGAATTTAGTACACACCCTCGACACACTGGATGTGGAGATTGCAGCAGCCACACTTCCGATGGATTTTAATATTTATGAAATTCCGGGCAGCGTTTATCGTCGCGCAAAAGAAGTAGTCCTGAACAAAGAAAGTCCGTTCAAAGAATGGTCCGCAGCACTTCGTGCAACCCCGGGTATTCTGGACTATTCCCGCGCCGCTATTTTTGCACTTATCCGAAGCGCACACCCTGAATTTTATCACTACCCGGGACGCCTTCAGGGGTATATCAACGCCTATTTGACGGAAACTGATCACGAGAACCCCAGCAAGGAAACTCTCACAGCTGCCCGGCATACGCCGGAAAAAGATATCCTGGAAGAAATTAACCGCGAGGTGGTTACTGAGCGTGAAACAGAAGAAGAAAAACCACAACCATCTGACGCAATGGCAGGTGAACAGGCAACAACTGAAACAATGGAACCGGATACAACTGAACATGGCCAGAACGCGCAGTCGCTGGATGCTCAGTCGCAGGTGAGTTCCGCTAACCAAGTAAAAGTCACCGCTGACGAAGTAAACAAAATTATGCAGGCAGCCAATATCAGCCAGCCTGACGCCGATAAGTTACTTGCTGTATCGCGTGGTGAATTTGTTGAGGGGATTAGCGACCCTAATGATCCGAAATGGGTCAAAGGGATCCAGACTCGCGATTCTGTGAACCAGAACCAGCATGAATCGGAACGGAACGACCAAAAAGCGGAACAAAACAGCCCAAATGCGTTACAAAACGAGCCAGAAACGAAACAATCCGAACCAGTGGCGCAACAGGAAGTGGAAAAAGTCTGCACCGCCTGCGGTCAGACCGGCGGCGGCAACTGCCCTGATTGTGGCGCGGTGATGGGCGACGCAACATACCAGGAAACATTCGATGAAGAGTATCAGGTTGAAGTTCAGGAAGATGATCCGGAGGAAATGGAAGGCGCTGAACATCCACACAAGGAGAACACTGGCGGCAATCAGCATCACGATAGCGATAATGAAACTGGCGAGACGGCAGATCACTCAATTAAGGTGAACGGTCATCAAGAAATCACATCCACCAGCAGGACGTGTGACCATCTAATGATCGACCTTGAAACCATGGGAAAAAATCCTGATGCCCCGATCATCTCAATAGGTGCAATATTTTTCGATCCGCAAACCGGAGATATGGGACCGGAATTTAGTAAGACTATCGATCTGGAAACTGCTGGCGGAGTCATTGATCGGGACACCATTAAATGGTGGCTTAAGCAATCACGCGAAGCGCAATCTGCCATTATGACCGATGAAATCCCGTTAGATGATGCACTGTTACAATTGCGGGAATTTATCGACGAAAACTCCGGTGAATTTTTTGTTCAGGTCTGGGGAAATGGAGCCAACTTCGACAACACGATTTTGCGCCGTTCATACGAACGGCAGGGGATCCCCTGCCCGTGGCGTTACTACAACGATCGCGATATACGCACAATCGTTGAGCTGGGGAAAGCCATAGACTTCGATGCCAGAACTGCTATCCCATTCGAAGGTGAGCGCCATAATGCACTTGATGACGCTCGTTACCAGGCAAAATACGTTTCAGCTATCTGGCAAAAACTGATCCCGAGTCAGGC